ATTTCTAGACCTGTTTCGGTGGAGGCTATGCGCTCATCCACACCTTCCATATCTAACTGGTATTCTTCTTTAGAAACCATTAATTCCAAGCCTTCAGAGGTTGCTTCAATGTCTAATCTATTCTGTTCAATACTGGATAAAATATCTGTTTTATCGTCTGCATACTCAGAACGGAAGTCGCTTATCGCTAAATTAATTCCTTCCACTGAGGTTTCTATTTCTAAGGCGTTTGCTTCAATTCCACCCTCTAACCTTTCAATTTCCTCAATGTTCAGAGTAACTTTTCTTTCCAATTCGTCTATATCAAATTCGAATTGCTCGAGTGTATCAACCTGGTCATTTAGACGGCCTTCAAGGTCTTCGGTTAGATGTTTCAAGCCCCCCGCCATTTCTTCTAGACCGCTAATACTATCATTGACATTTCCGATACGGTCATTTAATTGACCTTCTAAATTCTCACGAACTAAGCGTATTTCTTCATCCGTATATTCAATAGCTTGCCTTTTAAGGTATTCAGGTACTTCATCATGGAGATGCGATAAATCCACGCCATTTTCGCCGATGATATCACTGATCCGATTCAATTCTCGTAACTCTTCGGCCATATCCTCACCAAAGAGGATATCTCTTGAAATAATTCGCACCGTGCTTGCAGATACCCTTTCCGACCAATCGGAAGGCATACCGTGATAGTTAACTGCCCGGACATAGTAATACCAGGTTTCGTCTGTATCCACGATGTGAGCAAATGCAGATACCTGCCCACGCCACAGTAAATGCTGACTGTCAGGAACGAAATCGGCTACTTGGGAACCGTACACCTCATAGTGCTTGATAAATAATTCATCCGCATAATCCCAATGCAGCTGTATCGTTTCAAATGCACCTGTAGCGCTCACATTCTGCGGTGTAGATGGTTTTGTATTCGGATAACTGTTTTCGCTCACACGGGCAGTAGGACGGTGATTTCTAAGCTGTTCGACATCTCTTTCCAGCTCGTTTAATCTGTCATCGTCTAAATCCAAAAACTGCCCCATTTCCACAACCATTGTGCCATCAATGTCAAGCAAGTCATATTCCATAGCGATAATGCGTGATTGTATTTCTATTGGTCTGGAAAAATATCGGTCAATGGCAATAGCTGTATCGCCCAGGCTTACTTTATCGTCAAATAATTCAACGGATAAACGGTAGTTTACCGATGGCCTCTTGTTCTCCTGTAAATGCTGCCAAGTCGCCCAGATCAAATCTTCCGGGTCTTCATAGTCCTGGTTATGGAAGATGCCGAAACGGTGCAACTTACCGCCTTCATGTTCCAATCCGTAAACCTCTAATGCTTCCGGATCACCTACCCACAACTGACCAAGTGGTTTATCTACCGGGTCGCCATTAGCCACAGACCATTCCACATCTCCGATGCCGATATACCGTGTATATCCGCCTGTATGCTCTCCCTCTTCGTCTTCAATTTCCAAGGATGCACCCCGGCCAATCATTGCTGTTTTCGGATAGCTTAATACTGTTCTGCCGATTTCGGTTATGTTGTGGTCAATTTCAAGACGCTGTCCAGTATCAGCTCCCAAACGCTGTAATAGTTTAATCTTGCGAGCGATAATATTGTTCTGTTCATCAAATTCCACAACGTCTTTGAATTCTCCGCCCATTACATCAATAATCTTCCAGATCGCTTCTACAGCATCAATGTAATAAAAATTGGTGCTGCCTGTTCCCAGTTCTACATCTACCTCACCGGTATAGCGTGAGCCTTCCAGGGCGGCATCCAGCATAAATTGCGCTGTACGGTCGGTAAACCGGCGATCTATGATGAAATGCTCGCGCAGCTCTAAAAACTCCGGCTCACAGATGGAGGTAGTAAGTGGGCCTTCCATACTGTCGCTATCATCTAATTCTCTGATAACAACGAGACGCAAGTCGCCTTCATGATCACGGTAGACGACTTTATTTTCTTCTTTCACATGTTCAGCAACTTTACTATCGGCTTCTACTGTAAAAGAAAAAGGCGTGTCCGATACGCTGTTGAGTTCAATCCTCACTGGTGCGCTGACAAGCCCGGTGTCTTCTGTGATAATAGTTAGAAGTTCATCATTTTGATTAAAAATGTATAATTCTGCCATTGGTTTCCTCCTCTCTGATAAAATATTGACAAAAGGGGGTGAATTATTGTGCCTGATTACAAATACACATACTTTCAATTTAAAGGCGATCCTGAGATTAATATAAAAACTGATTTTGGTATTGAGTTCTCAGACATTAAACAGAATCTCATTGAACAAACTCCAGAACGTATTATCAGAGAATCCATATATCCAAACGGGTTTGCCGTTAAAATTGAACAAACCGCGGATAGTGTCGTCTTTTATACGAACAAAGAGTTAATAAAAGATACAGACGGAAGTTACTACCCTAAGATTTAATTCCAATAAAAGTGGGTGTCACGATTACTTCCGTTTCACCCACTTTGCTAATTATTTTATTTTCTTTTTTAATAATATTACTCATCATTAAGCCCTCCTAATAATATCTTTCCGTATATTTAAGCGTACACGGGTGAGATGCACTCATACCGATTTCTCCTACTGGCAATTCGTCAAAATGGCTGCTCATACTAACGGCCGGACGCAGATCCCTATCCCGTAACCAAACTTCGCGCCCCGTGTACCGTATCGTAAGCCGATCGCCGACGATAAAGTTATAATTTAGCTGCAGGTATATGTCGCCAGCCCAAAACTCAAAGCGATTTGTAGCCGCAGAAAATGTCACTTCCAGCTGCCAGGGTGTCTCTACTTGTCCGGTGATGGTGTGGTAATTGGTTGTTGTGACATTTATTGATTCATCCTGTCCAAAGCGGTAAGCGACGGGAAGATAAAATAAGATAGTACCCTTTGCATACCAAGGATTGACGTTTCTCAAGTCCATGCCCTGATAGTGTGCTAGATAATACTTATCACTGTCGCTAAATTCAAGCCGTTTCGGTTCGTCATGTATTAACCAATCCGATATATCTCGCATCAATGATTCGGTGCGTTGTTCACTTTTGATTGTGACTGGCACAGGCAATTCTAATCCGGTAAAGCGTCTTTTTGTGACTCGCTCCCCTCCTCTTGTCATCGGTCTGCCTTGATACTCGATTGGCGGAGAGGGCGGCCGGAATAACTCCATATTAACACGCAAATAATCTTTTTTTATCCCGTTAAATCTCATACTCTACCACCCTTTGGCATCCGCCGTTTCCTGTTGTTGCTTCTGTCTATGTTCTTCTTGACTGTTCGCCATGTGATCGTTCCTACTTTTTCTCCTTCCATGTATACATCTCCTGCCTCTACATGGATAGTCTGCGGTGCGGTGTTTGTACTGCCAGTCGATGCGCTCATATGTCTTTCAATGATTCGGGTTGTTTGAGATTGATGAGCCATCTGATTCGTGCCGAGCGCCATTTCTGGCGTAGAGTAATGCATGATACCACTCATTAAACTCTCTAGTTCTTTATAAACAGCCTTGGCATTGTCTCTAATCCCCATTGCTAAACCAGCAGGCACCTCAAAACCAACGTCATCCCTCATGACTCGGGAAGGAGAGTGGATACGTAACGCGCGCCGCATGGTGGCGGCAACGTTATTTGCAATACTCCTTGCCGTAGCCATAACACTACCACTTCCGGCGTTTAAACCAGCCCGCAACCCTGACATAGCGTATGTGCCAATCGAATTAAACTGTGATCTTAAAGATATCCTTTGGCGTACGGTATGCTGTCTGAAATTGCGGCCGATAGAGTTGAATTGACGGTCTGACTCTCGGATGATATTGGTAAACATCATTCGCACTGCTCTTACAACAAGTGGAGTAGCTCGCTGGATTCCTAGGGCCAGTCCGGGCGGCAAGTCCTTACCTATGCCCTCAAACACCTTGGACGGGCTTCGAGTTTGAAACGCCTCCCGTGTGGCATCCGTGGTAGCGTCCGCCATATCCCCTGCGGCTGTTTCAGCTTGTGGTGTTCCGGACTCAATTCCTTCCGCAAGACCATCTGCAATATCGACACCAATCGTATCAAAACCGGCGTTGTTTATTTTCTCCCTGAATGACTGCTCGGTATCAACTACAAGGTGATCGATAGAATCCAGGACAGCGCTATCCTCAATTCCTAGCGAGTCTGCAAGGGCTTGGGTGGCAACATCCCCGCCTTCGCTAAATACGCTGCTCAATCGGTCTAATTCTTCATCAGACGCATTAACAAGCGCGCTAACGTGTCCAGCTGACTCAGGTCCGGCTTCCCGCAGGGTATCAAGCAATCCCTCGTCTACTCCGCGCTCTGCAAGAGTGGCGATGTTTTCCGACCATTCACTAATGACTCGCTGATTTTCTTCGAGGTTATCCGCCATTTCGCTTGCCGTGATTTCTACTTCATCTGATATCGTGTCAAACATATTGGTGGCGGCATCTTTATAGTCCTGCCACTTAGATTTGAGCTCCTCCACCAGTTTTTGTTGCGATTCCGAAAGGTCATCAAAGGCAATTTTTTGCCCGGCCACACCCTGTTCGGTAGCTGCGGTAATGGCTTCCATGGATTCGGTCAGTTGTTGCTCTGTTTCTTTTTGCTGCTCTGCAAGCTCCATTTTCGTTTCCATGAGGGCCCGTTCTTTTTCATCGAGTTCTAAGGTGGCTTTGTCATTTTCCCGTTTGGTGATCTCTTCTTGCTCGTATAGCTCATTGCTGCGCTCTCTTAGTGCATTAATCTCTTCCAGCTGCTGATCTACTTCTGCTTGTTCTTTTGCCAGTTCCACTTGACGCTCCAAAGCATCGTTATAGGACGTCTGTTCTTCCATTAGTCCGATGCGCGTCGCTATCTCTTCGGATGACATATTAAGGGCATTGGCTTCCTCATCATATGCCAAATTTAGATTATTCACGGACCCATTAAGCTCTCGGATGTAGTCATTAAGCATCTGTTTTTCTGCCGCCGACTTATTTTCTTTGGAGGCTAAATCCTCAACACGCCCGGCTAGATATTCGTTGGCTTCGGCCGCCGCTCGTGTCTGTTTCTGTTGGTCAGCGTAAGCTTGGGCGCTACTTTCCAAGCCGTCGTTTAGTTCGTCGGTAGCCTCACCCAACGCTTCGGTGTCCTCTTTCAGCTGTTCGGCTTCTGCGGATGTTTGTCTAAACCACTTGACAATAGCGACCGTACCGGCGACTAATGCGCCGATCCCGGCGGTAACCCATCCTACAGGACCTGATAAAAAGGTAAGTGCCGTCCGTAGCGCCCCTGCTGCCGCTGTTTTAGCAATCATGGCCGCGGTTGCCAGTTTCATGCGCCCGGTCAATACGCCAATTACAACGTTTTGTAGGCTAATCACTCCTGTTTGTGCCGCCGTCGCCGCAGTATCTGCTGTTTTAGCTACTGTGAGTGTCTTTTGAGATGCTAAGGCAATGCCTAATATCTTATTAGATGCCTGGATAGCTGCGCTTGCTTTGGTGATGACTGCATGCGCCGCATAGGCTGCCATTAATCCAATAATGGCTGGCGTGAGTGCATTAACCACTGGTATTGTCGCTTTAACACCATCCGCAAAAAACTTCACAACCGGAGTCGCGGCATCAATTGCGCCAACAATGACCGTAAAGGCGGCGTTGATGACGTTTTTCATGCCGTCAATGTTTTCCGCTATCGAATTTCCTGTAACTTCCCGCGATAGACGGTCAAACGAATCAATCACATTCGCCAAGTTACGGGATACGGCTGTCCGGAGATTTTGTAAGGATGTACCTACACCCAAGCTGTTTTCTTTAGCTAGGCGCGCCATATCTCCGGTGCCTGTGCCGATTTCCACTAATTTAGCATTAAACTCATCCATGGTAATGTGACCGTCGCGTAACGCCTCGTATAGGTCGCTTTTCGCGGACCTTCCTGCAAAACCAAAGCTTTCAGCCACTTTGACAAGCGCAACGTCCATTGTCTCGGATAAGGTATTCCAGGTGTCCATTTCCATTTTGTTCGTTTGGAGGGCTTTAATATATTGCTCCGTCCCTCGCCTTGCTTGGTCAGCACTGGATCCAGAACCTAATAAAGCATTATTTAGTGCGATAGCCGAATCTGTCGCCAAGTCCATATCACCAAAGGAGGTATACATCCGCTGTGCGGTGGCTGCGATATCGTCTAGTTTGGTAGGCAGGCCGTCGATGCCATCTGACAGATTGGTCATGGCCCGCTCGGAATCTTCGGCGGACACGCCTAATTCCTGCAGCACTTTTGGAAACGTATTAAGTGTGTCAAACCGAGAAATTGCATCATCCATAGAATCCCGCAATATCTTCCAGGCTGCAGCACCTATTGCCACTAACCCAAGCGCGGTGGCAAACTGTTTTACCTTGCCACTCGCCTTACTGGATTCTTCCCCGGTCTTTTTGACAGCATCTTCTGTATCGCCAACGCCATCACCGGCTTGTCTCCCGGTATCTCCGAGCTTTTCTAAGTCGTCAGCAACAACATTAACCTGCTTGCCGTCCACTTCGACCGAGATGCGGATGCTTCCGTCTGTCATTTACTCCACCTCCCTCAGTGCAAATTGTCGTTTCAGCTGTTTCATATTTTCTTTTGTTTCCTCGCTGTCATGTTTACCTGGCTCCCATGCCCTGATCTGCATGATGCGTTTCATAATCGTGTTATCCGGGAGACCGTTTAACAGCGCGCGAAACTCCTGCCAGTGCATCTTTCCTTGCTCATGAAAAAGATTGATTCCATAAGCCTGCTGGAAAGAGGCAAATATATATTCAGCATCCTGCTCAATGCTCATATGGGATCCGGTTTCTTCCTCATCTTCAATCACAGGCATTGGATTGCCGTTTAAGTCATATTCAACAGGCTGCTTTTCTTCAAAGTTGATAAAGTTTTCTAAGATAAAATTCCATAGCTCTATTGCTTCAATGCCTTTAACGTCCTCATTTAAAAGCAAATCAAGGCATATTTCAGCCTTTATATGGTCCCTGAATCGTTTACTATTGGCGTACTCTAAAACGTCTAGGACGTTATCAAATGCGAGATTTATGCTATATTTCTTGTCGTTGTAAATAAAAGAGGAGATTAACGGATCGTTTAAGCGCATCCCTTAACCTCCTTATTTCTGTTTCGCTTGTTGTTTTTTGCGTGCTTCTTGCTTCGCTTTTTCTACTTCTTCTCGCTCTTCGGCTTCCATTTCTTCCAGCTTTTCGCCGATAGCTTTTCCTAACGGTTCAAGTGCTGCACCTAGCGCCTTAATGTCCGGGTATCGCTTATATATCTTTTTAAACGTCCCATCTCCGAACATAATGTCGTACTCAGCGGCAATGGATTCTTTTTGCAAGTCAAGCGCTGCATCAATTTGCTTAATCTCTTTATCTGTGATGTTTTCTGGGTTCATGTCCTCCGGGAAGTGGATATGCATTGCTTTCTCTTCTGCTTCTTTCAACTTTTCCAATAGTATTTCTTCCGCATTAAAAAAGGTTCTGAGGTTTTCATAAGAAGTATTAAAAAACAATTCAATATCGCCAATCTTCACCGGAAAACCCGATAACTCCAAATCTATATTTACACTCATGTGTCACCCTCCTAAGAATAGATAAAGAGAGGCATTGCGCCCCTCTTATCCTTCTGGTACTGGTTCTGTTTCGGTTACTTTCGGTTTCTCGTTAAAACGGATCGTGCAGCTGAATGTCTCATATGCACTTGCGTCACCGGCTCCAGCTACAATGTTCAGCACCGTTGCAGGCGCTACCCATTCTTTTTTACCGTCCGAGCGCACCACACGATGCCAGACAGTCCGCTTTTCTCCCACTTCATCCTGCAGGCTCTCAATGAGTGCTTGCGCCGGGTCGTCCGGGTCAAACTGGCCTTCTGGCGTGTATGCCCTTGCTACTCCAGTTACGGTTTCTTGTTCTGTGCCGTCACCATCATAAAAAGATTCTGTTTCTGTGGTTTCGTTTGGCTCCACTCCAATTGTTGAAATGCGGTGTGCCAGTGGCAGCCACTCTTCTCCCGGCTCCGTCTGTCCTGGTTCGTACGCTTGAACAAAGTGTTTACGCAATGCGTTCTTATTTCTAGCCATTAATTTTCTCCTCCTCATATACTGTAACTTGTGCTTGTATCGTTAAAATAAAGGTGTACCAACCCTGATCATCAGCGCCATTAATAAACGGTGTATCAGTGATGGTAATGCCTTCAAATTCAAAGCTGCCGTCTCTGCTCTCTAAGTCATCCAATTCATCTAATACGTTCTGTACCATCCACAAAGTCGAGTGGATAGCACCCTGCACCCTTGACCTCATGGCAAATTCATAGTTTAATAGGCGCTCTTTCGTGCCGTCCATATACTCAGTCGCTGTACGTGACCCAGGCAATGGATAAACCACAAAAGATTCGCCTGTTCTTAAATATCCAGGCTCGCAATAGACTGGCAGATTCGGGATCTGATTCACCCGTTCTGCCAATCGTTCTAAAAAGTCCACTAATACCCAGCTCCCTTCACATACGCCCTTTTCCAGTCATTCATATACCTGGCTTTTGCTCTCAAGTCCCATCTGCGGCTTGTTCCGGGAGTGGTGTAGTTGTAAACACGGTAGCCGCCCCTTCCGACAAAACCATAAAACTGCGCCCTTGCATATGGCGTATTGTAGTTAATTCCTGTGCCGTCAATATCAACGGTTGCGGTTTGTCGTAATATGCCTTCCTGCATGGGTACAAACTGATTCATGTCAGCCATGGCCTGATTCGCTACCGCCTGCCTGCCTCTCGTGTGATTGGCTTCCGACATCTTTTTGAGTGCGCCATCCAAATTCACGCTTACATACACCATCAGACCACCTCCAATTCGACCGAATAGAGGGTTTTCTCATACGCTTCATAGATTGGTATAACCTTTGTAATCGTGTGGTCTTGCTCATCAAAACGGATGATAGACTGCGTTTTAAAAGCCGGCATCGGCGTCGTGATGCCCTCATAGCAAAACACCACAGCATTAAAAAGCAATACCTTTCCAGCTGATGATTGACTGTATTCAGCGCCACGATCTATGCGGCAATGTTCAATTTTTACAGCGGGTTTGTACTCCTTACCGTTCCAGCCATCCCGGAGAAACTCATGATATTCAAACGAATCAATGCAAAATTCTATAGGCGGTTTAGGAATTACCATGACGGAACACCGGCAAACAATAGCCCCGTCCCTTCCAGGTGCATGTAAACCTCTTCGGCAATGAGTGACTTCTTGCCGTTACCTTCGGAAGTGTTACCACTCGCATTAGTTACACTTGTGCGACCCGCAGAAAAGGACTGTGGCGCTTTGTTTAATCCCGCAAAGGTATTTGCCCCTGATTCATGAAAATACGCTATTTGGGCGCTTAATGCCTTTTTAAACTGCTTCACTCGAAATGCGTTATCATTCTCATAGTCTACATAGCTGTAATAATGCTTCGTGACATAATCAAGGATAGGCGTTGCTTTCGGCAGCAGTTTGTCAAAGGTAGATTCGTCTATTTCAGCCCCTTGAATCTCTTTAAATTCATCATAGGTGAGATAAGGCATGTGCTCCCTCCTTTAAAAAAAGAGGAGGGCAGTTATTTGCCATCCTCTTTGTCTTTTCTCTTGTCATCTACACGCTCAAGAAACTCGCCATCCCATTTTTTGAGATTCTTTTCAGCTTCTTCAGCGCGTTTTACGGTCATTTCAATTTCTTGATTCTTTGTGTACTCTTCACCTGTTTCCTTGTCGCGGAAAGGTTGTAAAACTTTATATTTAGCCATTCATTATCCCTCCGGTGTAGTTTCTGTTCCGTCTGTAATCTTCATGACAGCCTTCTTGTTCGCTGGCAGAATAAACTCGCCTGCTTTACCTGCACCCTGGAACGCTACGCCGTCAAAGTCCTCAGATGGGATAGTACGGGTAGTGTTAATGCCTGTGAACTGCTTACCTACACCAACAATAGATACATAAGCCAACTCGCTGTCTTGGAACTTTTGTTCTGGCACCTCTTTAATCTGGAAACCTTTAAACATTAGAATGTTATTGGTATCCACATTGGCACCAGAGCGTTTCGCAGATGTGGTAATTGGGTGGTCCACAATCGCATTGTATAGCTCCGGCTTAACCCAAGCCATGCGAGTGCCTACAGCTTCCAAGTTGGTGTATGCAGCTGACAGCTCGTTAAAGATTTCTAATAAGCGAGCCTCCGCAATATCAGTTAGCTCAAACGTCCGGTCTGCAATTTCGGAAATGAAGCTGCCGCCATGATTATCAAACATTTGTACTTTCTCTTGTGCTTGCAATTCGGAGCGATCTGCTACCGTAGCATTAAAGTCATTGTTGACCGTGTGGCGGTCAATACCTTCATGGAAAGCCCATTCCCATGTGTACGGTACATCCGTATCCGTGTAGATGATTTCCTGGCGTGGCCCGAATCGGTTAGAATTGCTCGTGCCAGACCCGAATGCTACATCAGGATCCTTGATGTACTCATTACGGATTACAACCGGAATATCGCTTGTTTTAATAGAGAACGCTGTTTTATTGTGCGTCACACCGTCCAGCGCTTCAATGCCTCCACCGAAAAACTCCCGGAAATATGCTTGACGCTGGTAAACAGCGCTTAGTAACTCCTTAAATTCCTTCTGATAGCTGCGTACAGCTAAGTTATTATTTTCTCCTGCCATTTCTCATTACCTCTTTCTATTTGTATTTTGATATTTTCGCAAGGAACGGATTATCGTTCGCATTGCTTCCCCCGTTTGGATTGCCGCCTGTGACAATTTTCGGGGAGTCTCCTTTTTCTTCTGTGCCTGCAAAGTGCGGGTACTTCTCTACAACTTGCTTAATAGCGTCGTCAATCGTTACATCATCACTTACTTGCCTTTCAGCCAGCGCTACCACATCCTCAACAGAATCAGCTTTTACACCTTGTTTCATGGCGCTGATCTGCGCTTTTAAGGATGTGTTTTCACTTTCCAAGTTGGTCTTATCAGATTCTAAAGCTTTCAGTGTCTCCGCTTGCTTTTCTGCTTCGGTTTTTTGGCTGTCCTGCCACTCTTTAAACTTAGCAAGGCCATCTTTTGCATTCTCAAAATCTTCAATGCCCAACTCTTTTAAAAGCTTTTCTGTAGCTTTCTTTGATTCTTTAGCGACAATGTTATTGACATCTTCCTGCTTAAATACTTTTTCATCTGTCTTGTTCTCTACTTTTTCGGAAGTAGTATCCGGCTTTTCTTCTCCAGATGGTTGAGTAGTCTGGTCTACAGTTTCATTTGTGAGTTCTTCTGCCATTTCTATGTCCTCCCTAATGGGTAATTTTCTTCTGTTTTCCGCCTAACAGATAAAAGGCATAATAAATAAGCCTTTTAACGTCATGCTTAGGACGAACCTATTCATCTTGTAATTCATTTAATATCTGTTGTTTCCCGATTTCCAATAAACCAAGATGTGCTGCCGAATCTGCTGCAGTAGCTCCCAGAGCAACTACTTTGTCTTTCTTCCGATAAACGCATATTAAGGTTTCTAGTCCGTCCAATTCGTGAAGTTCCCTAATTTCGTTTATGAGCCAGTCGATTTCTTTATCTTTATTTAATTCAATAACCTTCATTATGCACCACCTTCATGATTTACAAAGGCTACCCGCCCGGCAGCTGGGAGATGTGGATCACACTCCTTTCTCTGATTCGACCATTCCGCTGATATTGTCCTTTATCGTTTTTTCCAGGTCTGCAATGCTCATTTCCCTCGCAATGTCATAAGCAATACGGTACGTTCCTTGCATTTCCCCGTGCCAATCAAACTTGATACGATATTGGATAATTAAGGTTGATTCCTCAAATTCATCTGGCAGGTGCAGACCGCCATCCAAGTAAGCAGTTTCTATAACTTCGGTTGTGATTTCATCTATTATTACCTTCATTAACACACCCCCCCTCTACTCTTTTAGAGCGTTTCTGAATTCAACTTCAACATCTACATCATCAATTTCAATTAAATCCGGATGACACTCAATAGTTAAATGAGGTCGCTCAGGCGCTTGCATATCTAAATTAATAGCACGAACACCCTTGCCCAGTTTCCAGTCATTAAGATAAATGTCATAAGTACTTGAGCTTTTAGATTCGTATTCCTCATTTTTGCTGATTCTCAAAATCAATTTATCACTCAATGCGATTCCTCCTAATCTCTATAACTAAAGTCATTAAGCAATATATCGAGTGGAGTATAAACCTTTTCCCGCCGGTAATTCCGGCTTAAATATTCCCCATTCTCACCCTTTAAATGATTCCGCATGGCCTTTTGCCTTTTGGCGACCATCGACCGCCAGTAAGCAGCACTTTCATTGTTGCCGACATGTTCAGCAACCATAAGGTTTTTCTTATACTTGACTATCTCCCTTTCAATCCGGCGCTGTGTATCCTGTGCCTTAGCAATACGGTTGTTTAGTTCCTGGTCATATTTCGGCTGGTTGTTGGTATTCACTCCCGGGATAAAGGGGATATGCAAATGCATGCAGTTAATTCCCCTGTGACCACCCGGATGCTCATAATCAGCCCGCCAGTACGGATCATAAACACTCCGATACTCCCAATCCGGCGGCAGCTCTTCTGGTTGTCTTAAATCGACTACATTTCCCTGGATGATACTGCAAGCATCCCTGGCACCCACATGACTAGAAACGACCACCGTGTGAACGCCATAATCAGCCATACGCTCTTTTCTGATGGAATCATAGGTATTGGATAGGGTAGACTTTAAAACCGTCCTAGAATAGCGTTCTAGGCTCCACGTACCGCCGCCCCGGTCTATGAATGTCGAGTTAATGCCGCGCTGTGCTAAGTCTCTGACTGATTTCTCTACAGCATCCTCGAAGGTATACAGGCCCGTGTTAAACATGGCTGTTGTCCGGTTGAGTACGTCTGTATAGGCTCGCGCAGCTGTGCCGGTGCCGTAGTTGGTAGTGATTAGGGTTTGGTTTACATAGTTATCAATCTCGCTCCATACCTGATTATGATAACCCCGCATAACCATATCTAAGTTATTAGGCTGCGGCTGTGGGGGAAACGGCATAGCGCTGTCGATATCATCTACAAACGCTTGCCCGGCTTCTTCAAACATGCGGCGTATCTCTGGTTCTGCTACCGCTGTTACTTCTTCCAGTAGCTTTGTGACCTCGTTGTTAAACAGGCGCAATTCTGCTAGTTTTTGTGCCTGCCATTGGGTGATGTCTTGGTGCCCTCTGTTTAGACGGCGGATGATTATGCGGATGATTTCTCCTTCAAGGGATTGATAGAGCTCTGCCATGTTGCCGGACCATAAATCGAGCATATACGGTGTTACTCTAGGTTTCTTTGGTTCGATACAATCACCTCCCAAAAGAAAAACCTATCAAGCGATAGGTTTATGCGTATTCGTATGAATATTCTTTATGCGTTTGGTTTCTTCCCTTTAAGCGTGCGGTAATGCTAGCTGTATCTAAATCAAGTTCTCTAGCTGCTGAAGTTAAGGAATCGTACCAACTTCTGTTCCCCTCTTTATCAATAACATATATTGGTTTCCTTAATCTTTTCGTTCTCTCTTTATAACCTTTGCTATTCGTTGTTATATCAGTGTTTCTACCGCCTTTCCTTCACATTCTTCTATACGTTTATTCGCTATATCTACATATTCTTTTTCTTTTTCAATACCAATAAAAAAACGCTTCAGCTCAATTGCTGAAACGCACTCACTCCCACTTCCTACAAACGGAACTAAAACGACATCATTTTCTTTTGTTGATTTTTCAATTATCCTTTTGCTCAAATCTAACGGTTTTTGTGTAGGGTGGAGGTATTTATT